ACACTCCAGTTTCCAGAGGCGTTCATCAGAAGAACCGCCTGTGTTATTCATCTTTTCGACTTCCTTGACCAGTTTTTGAGTCAGGGAGCCCAGTTTGGATTGCTTTTTAAGGTCTGCGAAAGACATTTAGATACCTCGGATAGGTTGGATTGTTTGGATTTGCTTGGATAGTATAACAGGGAATCCATCAGGCGTCAACGTATTTTTTGAGTGCCTCGATGGTTGCATTCATACTACTGAACAGCATAGTCATGTCAGTCTCAGGTGGGAAACCCATCATTGCAACTGACTTACGAAGGTTCTCTTTCATTTCGACCGCTTTGGGATCGTCTGAAAGGGACAACCTAGTATACATCACTCTTTGCTTTTCTAGCAAGTCTGTGAGGATATTAATATGTTCCAGTTTTTCTTCTTTGGACATCACACCAAAACCAAAGAGAGAACCATAGATTTTCTCTTGGAGATTATTAATTTCAGTTAGTTCCTCCTGAATAATTTCGGAGTCAAAAAAATCACTCATTTACTATTGACCTTAGAAGTTTTTTGTAATTGAATACATCAATATTTATGAAGGGTCCATATTTTTTCAATTTCAAACTGACGGTTTCCCACACGGGATCACTCAACTTCTTATCAAAGTTCTTAGAAAAATGGAAAATTTTGTCGTAGATGACGAAGTTTTCTAGAGATAATCTCCCGCTTAGATATTCTTTCAGAAGGATAGGATGGCCTTTGGAACAGTCGAACAGTTTCTCTAATTCGTTCCCCGAGAACAACTCGTTGCTTTGTTCTTTGAACAAGTAAGTCGAACTCTGTCTCCTTCTTTTCCATTCGGCGTAAGTCCTTTCGCCAGAATTGATAATTTCTCCAATCCATAGGTTTTGTGGGTTATCAGCGGCAGAAAAATTAGATACCAAAAAATCAACGACCTCTTCATCAGAGTATTTGCGAGAGGTCTTCTCGAACCAATACTTGTCTTTCCTCTTATTGAAAGAGGTCACACTAGCACGGGTTTTTGCTCCGTATTTGAAGAAGTCGTATTTGGGATTTGTAAAATGATTTTTTAGTGACAAATAATGTTGATAAGTTTCAAAGGGTGTCACGATCATAAAGGAAGTTTTGCTCTTGAGGTTCGCTTCATAAAGTTAAGACGAGTTGCGTCCCACTTCAGTTTCTCTTTAAGAGGTTTGGAAACGAGTTTGGTTACTGAGTCTACCTCAAGTTCATTGATTTCGCAATAGTGTACGATCGCATCAATATAGTTGAGTTTTTCCTCAACAACAATCTTCTCAATTTCCAGAGCAAATTTGGAAGGTGTCAAGAATTTACTCTCAATTGCCTTTTCTAGTTCTTTATTTGGTTCCATAGAGTTCCAATTTATCTCTAACAAACTTTCTAATGTACTCGGTGAGTAGTTTGATGTACTTTGATTTGTCTCGTTCTTCATAGACGACGCACTCTCCATTTTCGCAAGCCATAATAATCACAAGTTTTTTGACTGATATGCCAGTCAGTTCGTACAGCATACAACCATATGCCATGCACTGTACAAAATAGTGGTCAATCCAATCCCTTGGTTTGGGTTTGGCTGAAGTTTTGAAGTCGATTATAGCTAACTCGCCGTCATATTCAGCGATACAATCTACAGTCCCTGCTACACCTAGTTGTTTGCTATACAGAGACCCTTCAAGGGCGTAAATATTATTTATAAGATTCAGTTTTTCTTTAGAAATCTTAAATAAAAAATCAGATATAGGTCGGACCTTAGGAAGGTCTTCATTCTTGAGATGATGTTCTACAAGAGTGTGCATATCTGTGCCACGACTTGTAGCACGTTTTGTAATGCGGTCTGCTTCTTCATCTCCAACTTTTTTACGCCATTTGACAAAGATCTCCTTATTAAAATGACTGGTCACCGAAGTAATGGAGACCAGTCGGAGAAGTTCTTCTTCATCAGGGACTTTATAATATCTTACCCCATCGATGGTTTCCCTATCGAGACGGGGTAATTCAACATCAACATGGTTAAACATTAAAAACCTGATTCCATTTTTGCAATAATGTATTCTTTGACAAGTCCAGAGCGAACAATATCATCAACACCAAATTCAATTATATCAAATGAGTCCATTTTACGCAAGATACTAAGAAAATCTATGATACCATTCTTTTCTTTATCTTTCTGTAAGTCAGACTGACGAGCATCACCACAGAAGCAAATCTTGGTATTCTCACCAACACGAGTGATAATACTATCAAGTTCGTGGAAGTTCAGATTTTGAAACTCATCCACAATAACAATAGCATTATCAAGAGTAGTTCCACGCAAGAATGAAGTAGACCAGAACTTGATAGATTCCTGAGACTTCAGGTTTCCATACAACATTTCAAAGTCTGCATCACTAGGCATCTGGAACATATACTTCACCATATTCTTATATGGAATCTGATAGATGTCTGCCTTATCTTCATGGGAACCAGGAAGGAATCCAATTTCTCTAGTGGCGACCAGAGAGCGTACAAGGTAGATACGTTCGTATGGGGTAGTTTCACTCAAAACGTCTCTGAGAGCGTTGTAGAGCGTAATAAAGGTCTTTCCTGTACCAGCACAACCATAAGCAACAATGTGCTTGCCTTCATTATATGAATCAAACAACTGTTTCTGATTATCAGATAGTGGATCAATATCAACCAGGTACTCCTGACTGAGCGGTTTCTTCCGCTTCATCTGCTTTGCCGTGAGTCCAACCCCAATAGGTTGCTCTGCAGATGCTCTTTTTCTTCTTGCCATACTAAATCTTCTTTATAGTTGAACCAGGTGCTTTTTGTGCCTTAGCGAGCACATCATTCCATCCAGGATTTTTCTTACGAAGTTTATCCTTCCATTCTCCAACCTCACCAATACCTGGTGTGTTATCTGGAGTGTAATATCTTTCCCAGTCAGGATTTTCTTCTTTCCACTGATCCCAAGCATGAACGCTCATAACAACGTCTTTCGTTTCACCAGTTTCTTTATGTTTTACTGGATATGTTGCCATAGTTAATAATTCAATGTGTTGTATTTAGACCCACTCAAGGGCTTCTGCACAGGTTGGAAACTGTTCAATAAAGATTTTCTTACAACCTTCTGCAAGTTCCATATGCTCTTTCTGAGTACCATTAGCAGTCCTCAGATTGATATAATGGATCCATGAACGGCAAGAACCGGACATATAGATTCTTGTGGGCGTGGCGAGAGGAAGCACAAAACGCGAACACTCCTTTGCGATCCCCATATCAAGCATTGATTGATAGAGCACCATTGCTTCATCAAAGTGCTTTCTCATTTTGATTTCAAACTCTTGCTTGACGAAAGGATCAATATCATCAATAGAATTCTGACGATTCTTGGTATCCTGACGACGAAGTTCTGGAAGAGGAATCGTATCCGCAAGCATTGAACTGTCAGCGTAGCGTTGTGAAAATTCTTGATATGTGAAGCTACGGTGCCGGAGCACTTGAGCTGCCACCCCCCTGGTAGTTTCAAGTTCCAAGGTCATAAATGCCTGCTCAAACACAGACCAGTGATTATGCTTGATGCAGTAACCCAACAGTTTGGCATAGTTAGGATTTTCTTGGTTATTTGGATTTGACACACGCGCCACATATGCCATCATCTTCTCCGCATCGGGAGTTACACTAATCAATTTTACGCTCATTTAAATCCTTTAGATACTTTTTTCTCCAGTTCTGCAAGTTCTTCTTCTAAGACTCGCAGTTGTTTCTTCATCTCAATCAGTTTTTCTTCTGTATAAAGATGCTCTTGCTTCAGCATTCTGCGGAGCAACTTCATACATTCTCTAGCTCGTTTAGTCGGGATACCCATCGTCATCGTTAAACACCTCGTCGTAGTCGCCGTGATAGTGTGGAGGATCGTCAAAATTCTCTCGCTTATCGATATAAGCACTGGGATCAGAATACACCTCAGCTTTCAATCCATCGACCAAGAGTTCTAGGTTACGGACGATGAGTTTCAATCGTTCTTTGTCCATAATAGTGTGTACACTGTGGATATTATAGCACAAAAAAAAGAGGGTGATCAACCCCCGTCGTCTAATAGAATTCTGCAGATTCGCTTACATGTACCTTGGTCTTCGTCGCATTCAATTAAACAGTCAAAGTAGTCGTTTACCAGATCTAATTCTTCATTACATCGGTTTATCGTACTTTCAAAATGCTTCCATTCTGCTAATTGGTTGCGAGAAATGAGATTGTGCATCACACCTCCAACGCTTTTTTACAATAACGTAGAAACATAGCAAAGATAGAATTTCAGAGCATAAGCGGAATCCTTAATTCTTTATTATCTAGCAATGTTAGAGTATCGTAATATACAATTGTAAATATTTTACATAAGTACAAAAAAAGAGAGGTTTTTTAACCTCTCTTGAATACTTTCCAACTTGGAATGCTAAGGGATTTTAAATTAACTCTCTTAGCATAATGTACTCCACGATACGTCAAAAACGCGAATGTTTTATCTGGATCGTGTTTTTGGGGGTCATATGCTGGAAGATCATAATGTAAACTGATCTTCAGCATATCTCACCTCTTTTGCAAAAGTGTGAGTTCCCCATAAAGTAAACCAAGAAATGCAATGCTTAAAATAGAACCTAATGATGCTACTTGAATTGCTTGCATAGTTGCCTCACTTGGTATAAGTGTGACCACGATAGCAGAAGGTGCCGTGAGTCTCCTCACCGCTCTGCTGACACTCATACTTGACACCACGATAGGTAGTCATAGCGATTTGTGCGTCATGCAGTGCTGCTGCTTTCTCGATTTGCTTTTTGATGAGAGTAAGGGTGTTCATAGTAGGTCTCCTAAAAGAATGGGATTTGAGCCCCGTTCCTTCAGTCGTTTGCGTCCCAGTTACACTCAGGTGTTGCTTCCTTTACGGTCTCAATAACCTCAGTTCTGATAATTACATCCACACTTTTATTCGCATCAACACGTCGGATTAGATCCTCAGCATCGGTGCAAAGAATACCAGAGTAGAGTAAAATATCAAACATGGGATGAACGCTCCGTTCCGCGACTTACTTGCGTCTCATGTAAATGTACCTTCACATTGACCTTCTACTTTCGACTTAAGATATGCAATTAGATTCCACTTAGACCTTTGATCTAAGTTAGTATCCATTTGTATTTCAACTCGTCTCTGTAAGAACCTTTCACAACTCATGTGCCACCCATAGGGTGATCCTTCATTATGATGGGCTAAGGTCAATGCCAGTAAGATACTGAGCATGAGATGAACGTACTAGAGTATTATAACTCCTATGCACTATGTAGTCAAGTAGTTGTGTAACATGTGATACAGTTTTATAAAAACTTTAAGAAGTGAAAATTTTGCCGGATTTTTTTCCACCGATCTGGGAAATCACTTCTTCTTTTTGGTTTGGGGTGGTTTATTTCCCCACAGTTTTGGATTCATTCTACCTTCAGTCTGTGTCATGTTCACAAACCCACTCTTATATTTGTCGTAGTAGTAATCAAAGATGTCTACTTGTTTAGGAGCAACAGCAATATCGAATTTAGTTATATCACCTTCCACATACTCAATCAAATATGCAGTGTATGGAAGGGTCTTGTCTTCCGACAAAGATGCGTCACAATCGGGATGAATTACTTTCACGCTAGCACTACTCAAGAACGGTTCCCCCAAGTGATATCAGGATATGCTTTGGAAACAAGTTCCTTGCTAATCTTGTATTTTGTTTCTAGTTTTTTATCCTTAATCAAACAAACAATCTGTGCCTCAAGGGGGTGAAGACCAGAAAGAATGTTGATAAACATTGTTTCTCTACGGAGATTACTTAATCCAGGATTACCACCCTTTACAAAATTATAAAACTTTGTATATTCCTTACGGAGGGTAGTTTTCCCTTGATCATTTGCACCAAGAGAATGTGTTCCAAGTTCTTCCATCTTGGAAATGGCATCTTCAATTTTCTCAGAAAGAGTTCCTTTGAATCCAGTCTCTCCATCAATTGCTGCATAAGGAACATCTCCCTCTGGAAGCATAGAAACTACAGTCTCATCAAAAT